TGTTGCGTAAATACAACAAAAAGTATTTATAATTCAAAGAAATGGAAGAAAAGTCAAATAATCCTGTCGGTGCGCCTATTGGTAACAAGAACGCAACAAAGAATAAGCCTTTTTTAGATGCTATGAGAAGGGCTTTAGCTCAGAATCCACAGAAGATTGGCAGGATTGTTGACAAGATATTAGATCAAGCAGAAGCAGGGGAAGCATGGGCTGTCAAAGAGGTGGCTGATCGTTTAGACGGCAAGGCAGTCCAAGCCACTACGCTTGAAGATGCAGACGGAAATAGCCTGGTCACATCATTAGAAGTCAGGTTTGTAAAGCCAAGTGAGTGAAATCACTCAAGACCTGCGGGAGGCAATATCTGCGGTTGACTTCCCTATCAAGCTACAATTCCTCTTTGAGCCTATGCGTTATAAGGTTCTTTATGGGGGTCGTGGTGGGGCTAAGTCTTGGGGTGTTGCGAGGGCTTTATTGGTTCTTGGTGTCAAAAAGCCAACCAGAGTCTTATGCGCCCGTGAGTTCCAAAACTCTATAGGCCAATCTGTCCACAAGCTCCTATCAGATCAAATCATTGCATTAAAGTTGGAGTCATTCTATGAGATTACGCAAAACTCAATCAGAGGTAAGAATGGGAGCGAGTTTGCTTTTGTCGGACTTAAGAACAATGTTGCCAATATCAAGTCCTATGAGGGCGTGGATATATGTTGGGTCGAGGAGGCACAGAGCGTATCTAAAACATCGTGGAATGTTCTTATCCCCACAATTCGTAAAGAAAGCTCAGAAATATGGGTCACATTTAACCCAGAACTTGAGTCAGACGAAACATACCAAAGGTTTGTTCTCAACCCACCAGACAATAGTAAAGTTGCGAAGATTAATTGGTCGGATAACCCGTGGTTTCCTGATACGCTCAAATTAGAGAAAGATGCCCTTTTTAGCAGGGACAGAGAAGCCTATAACACAGTCTGGGAAGGCTTATGCCGTCAGACAGTAGATGGTGCTATCTTTGCTAAAGAAATGACAATGGCAGAGCTAGAAGGTCGTATATGTAATGTGCCTTATGATCCAATCAAACCTTGCCATGTTGTGTTCGATCTTGGGTGGGCCGATGCTACGGCATTTTGGGTTGTGCAGTTTATTGGCATGGAAACCCGTTTAATCCGCTATTACGAGAACAATCAAGAAACAATAGCGCATTACCTGGCTAAAATGCAGTCCTATGGATATGTTTACGACACTATTTGGCTACCCCACGATGCTGGAAACAAAACTCTGGCATCAAACGGTAAAAGTATTGAAGAAATCGTTAGAGCTTCAGGGTATAACACTAGAGTTATTGAGCGAACACCAATCGTTGATTCTATTAACGCTGCTCGAATGATGTTTAACAAGTGCTGGTTTGATAAGACCAACACGCACGATGGCTTGCAATGCTTGCGTCATTACCGTTATGACGTAGATCCTGATACCAAGCAGTTCAGCCAAAGACCCCTACACGATAACTATTCTCACGGGGCAGATGCCTTCCGATACATTGGATTGATGGTCAATGAACCTAGAAAAGCACCCAAACAGAAGGGAACTTATCAACTTCCTAGTTCTTGGATGGGTTAAAATGTGTAGTAAAAATAAGACACTTGTCTTAAAATCGGGCAATAAATAAGGAATATCTATGGCATACGATAGCGTTGCAGACTCCCAATCAGATGGCAGAATCGGTGAAGCAAAGGACTTTTTACGACTTTGTAATGACTCGGATAGCAACAATCGTGCAGAAGCTCTTGATGACGTAAGATTTGCAGCAGGCGATCAATGGCCTGTTGACGTTCAAAATAGCCGTGTATTAGAAGCACGCCCATGCCTAACCATCAATAAAGTTGACGCTTATATCCGTCAAATCTGTAACCAGCAAAGACAGCAACGCCCACGCATCAAAGTGCATGGCATGAACAATGAGTCAGACGCTAAGATTGCTGAGATTCTGACAGGTATTTGCCGTCATATCGAGAACCAATCTGATGCAGACGATGCCTACGATCACGCCTTTGAATACGCAGTCAAGATGGGCTGGGGCTATTGGCGCATTACTACTGATTATGTAAGAGAGGACAGTTTTGATCAAGAAATCTACATTAAACCAGTTGAAAACCCATTTACTGTCTATTTTGATCCTAATAGCGTTCTTCCTGATGGTTCTGATGCTGAGAGAGTCCTTATTACAACAGTTATCTCTAAAGATGTGTTCAAAACCATGTATCCAGATGCAGAAGTGGATCAAGGTTTCTCGTCAAGAGGAACAGGCGATACGGAGTCGGAATGGGTCACAAAAGAAGATATACGCATAGCTGAGTATTTCTACACAGAACGCACAAAAGAGATGCTTTTAATGCTTTCAGACGGCACAACAGGCTATTCTGATGAGCTACCAAGCAAAGAAGTATTAGAAGCTGCTGGCATTACAGTCGTAGATAAGCGTGATACTTGGCGCAAAAAGATCAAGTGGTGCAAGCTAACTGCTATGCAAATCCTTGAAGAAGGCGAATGGGCTGGTAAATACATCCCAATCGTGCCTACTTATGGTCAAGAAGTGCGTGTAGATGACAAACATAAGAAGTTTGGTCTAGTTCGCATGGCAAAAGACCCACAGCGTATGTATAACTACTGGTCAACGGCTTTGACTGAAACTGTCGCTTTAGCGCCCAAAGCAAAATGGCTGTTGGCAGAAGGTCAAGATGAAGGTCATGAGAACGAATGGGCTATGGCTAACATCAAAGCTATGCCTGTTTTACGCTATAAACAGACGGATATTGAGGGCAGACCAGCTCCAGCACCTACTCGTTTACAGCCAGAGCCACCTCCTGCGGGCGTGATGTCAGCTTTGCAAGGCATGAATCAAGACTTGATGGCAGTAGTAGGTATCTTTGATCCTAGCCAGCTTCCACAAGGTATGCAGTCAGGCAAAGCAATTCAAGGTCAGCAATCCCAAGTGGATATGACCAATTTCCACTATTATGACAATCTGACACGCAGTATCCGTCACACAGGTCGCATTATTCTTGACTTAATTCCTAAGATTTATGACAGAGAACGGGTCATGCGAATCATTGGCGATGACGGAAAACCTGAGATTGTGACCCTAAATCAGCCAGGCACAGACGAAAATGGCGTGGCTAAGATTCTCAATGATGTTACTGTTGGCGAATATGACGTAGTAATGGATACAGGCCCAGGCTATAACTCTAAACGTCAAGAGGCATCAGAATCAATGGCTACAATCCTCGCTGCTGATCCTAATTTAATGTCACAAATCGGTGATCTTTGGTTTAGAAATATGGATTTCCCTGGCGCAGATGTTATTGCTGATCGCCTTGCGACCCTCAATCCATTGGCTAAGATTGACGATAAGTCACCTATTCCACCACAAGTTCAGATGCAGTTGGCTCAGGCTCAGAAGCAAATTCAAGACCTACAGCAAGCCCTACAAGCCGAGCAAATGGACAAGAAATATCGTGCAACTGTTCAACAGCAAGTGCAAGAAGCTGAAACAGAGCGTGAGAAGATGCGTCTGCAAGTTAAGCGTGAAGATGTCATGACACGCACAGACACTCAAGCTCACGACACAGTTATTAAGACTCAAACCCAGCTTGAGATTGAGCAACTTAAGGCACAGTTAGCCCTTGTTTTGGCTCACATGAACAAGACTGAAATGAAACTATCCAATGAAGAAGCCGTAGAAAGGGCTATTTAAAATGACTAGAGAAACAGTAACCTCAGAAAATCGTGAAGCATTTATTGCCAAAAAAATGGGCAAAAAATCTGAGCCAAAAATGTTAGCCAATACAAAAGGTGGTTCAGAACCAAAAAGAGAATGGTATGAGGCGAATCCGCACCATGAAACCATTGAAGCTCATAGAAAATCATCGGAAGCATATGCCCATACTCAAACAGCTATGGAAAAAGAAAATTATAAAAATCATATGACGGCTGCCCAATCTCATTCAATGGCACATCATTCATGGAACAAATTAGGCGAGCAGTATGGACATTTGGCAAAAGAACATCATGGAATGTTTGAGCAACATAAAAGTCAGTTAAAACATTACAAACCAGAATAATGTTGTAAATAAGCAACATTTATGTTATAAAAGCATTTACCTACCAATGGGTTCATTGGGTTAATTCTTGGAGTTATCCATGTCAGAAGCAAATGTAAGAACGGCAGATAAT